TCTCTATAAGTTCTTTTAAGTTCTTCTCCTTTAATTGTTGTATTAAATCTATTTTTATTGACTTTAGGTTGACTAATGTCACCACCACCTCCACGAAGGTCAGCAGACTCTCCAAATTTTTCCTTTAAATTATTACGATATTTTTGACTTTCTCTAATTTCGTTTAATCTCTTGGATTTCTCATTTCTATTTAATCCACCAAGGAGAACATTGGAATTTGAACTTGTGTTTTCTCCAACTTTAACACTTTGACCAAATTGGTTTTTATTTTTATTTGTTTTAAATCTGTTTCTACTGCCCATATCGACCTACTTTTTATCTATTTATACGAAACTTAGCAAAAGGTATTGTTCGTAGTGATTCGACCTCAGTTGAATTGACAATATGGAGGTTTCCAATCACTTCTTGCCATGTATATTGACGCACATTACCCCAGTGAAAGTTGAGTCCTTTGAATCCCCATCCGAATACATCTGTGACTGCGACAAGGGGAAACTCATCATACTGAATATTAGGTGTCTTTGGTTGATATACAAAAGTATAATAGTTCCCTGCTTCAGGAATGGTTTCTGTTTCTGGAAGTGCTTCAAGTATCTCCAACATCAAATCGTCAGGACTTTCAACTCCAATTAAATTATCTGCGATCTCTGCGATTCTATCCATTATCGAATACCTAATTCACTTTCAGTCAATACTTTGAACTCTAACCTACGATCCTTACAGTATTCTGTTGCTGCTTCCCATTTTGCTTGGTTCTTCGCATACTCACAGACTTCACGAACATATGCCTTTGTTTTTCTTTTCTGCACTTTCGGTTCAATACACTGCTTCTTTGGTTTAATTTCAATCACATACTTTTTAACTTGTCCAGTGCTTTCTCTAACTTTAATATAAAAATCTGGGAAGTATTTGTGAACACGATTATCGATAGGAGACATGTAAGGAATAAAGAATTCTTCACTCCCCCACTCTAAAATATTCTTGTTTGTGTCACAGTATTTCATGAATTTAAGTTCCCATGAAGAGCGATATATTATGTTTGTATAATCGCCTCGATACTTCTTTGGAACCCTTGGTCTGAATTTTCCTTTGTAAGTCATCTAAATAGAAATAATAAAAGACTCATATAAGGTATTTAGAGTGGCAGGGTTAGTATCAAGAATAACAATGCAGGATGTCAAGGAGAAACTTGGCAAACTGTCTTTAACGAATCAATATCAAGTTAATTTTTCATCACTGAAAAAAACGATAACAGATTATCTCGAATCGATTGGTTTGGATAACGCAAGAGACTTTTTATCTAGAGACGCAGGAATACTTTGTTCTGATGCATCTTTACCAGCAAGTGCTTTTGCAACAGGTGAGGTTAAGGATAATTTCATGGGTATTCCACAGGAGTTTGCTCATACAAGATTGTATACTGATATTGATTTTACTTTTTATGTGGATCAAGATTATACTCTACTTCGTATTTTTGAAGGTTGGATGGATTATATTGCAAGTGGAGCAGATACTGATGGTGTCGGACCAGGTCAAAGAGGTTTCTACAGAAGATTCAAGTACCCAAATGACTATAAATGTGATACAATGAGTATAACAAAGTTTGAAAAGAATCTTGGAAGGACTTTACTTTATGAATTTGTAAATGCTTTTCCAAAATCAATTACACCTATACCTGTCACTTATGGAGCAGCAGACTTACTAAAAGTCACAGTTAGTTTCAACTATGATAGATATGTTGTAACAAGGAGTTAAATTACCCCTATAAATAAATTTACTGAAGTGTGAAAACATTATGCCTTTACCAAAAATTAATACACCAACTTATGATCTGACACTACCATCAACTGGTAAGAAGATTAAATATAGACCTTTCTTAGTAAGAGAGGAAAAAATACTGATCATGGCATTAGAGACCGAAGATATGGCTCAAATTACAAATGCTGTCGTTGAAATTCTAGATGAATGTATCCTTACAAAAGGAATTAGTGTAACTAAACTTGCCACTTTTGACATTGAATATCTATTTTTAAATGTTCGTTCAAAGTCAGTCGGTGAGACGATAGAGGTTAATGTAACATGTCCTGATGATGAAAAAACATCAGTACAGGTGGAAATTAATATAGACGCAATTAAAGTTCAAAAAGTTAGGGGTCATAAGGATATCATTAAACTTGATGATCAATATTCAATGAAACTTAAATATCCATCTATGACTGAATTTGTTGAAAGTAATTTTGAATCTGGTAATGATGGTGGTGAAGGAAACGACATTGATAAATCTTTGAGTATGATTACATCATGTATTGAAATGATCTATGATAATGAAGAGAGTTGGGATGCTTCTGATTCATCACAACAAGAATTAGAGGAATTTATTGGACAACTGAATAGTAAACAATTCAAGGCAATTGAAAAATTTTTTGAGACAATGCCTAAATTATCACATAAAGTCAAGGTTACAAATCCAAAAACTGATGTCGAATCTCAGGTTGTATTGGAGGGACTGGCAAGTTTTTTCACTTAGGTATGGCTCATACTAACCTTGAGTCATACTATAAAGTTAATTTTGCTTTAGTTCAACATCATAAATACTCTTTGACTGAAGTTGAAAATATGATCCCTTGGGAAAGGGAAGTTTATATTACATTGTTAAAACAGTACATTGAAGAGGAAAAATTAAAACAAGAACAAAGTAATGGATGAATCTTCTCCCGTTTACGAAAATTTTATGAATAAAATGTCTGCCATGAGTGGTAGACCGAAGATAAACAGAACCACCTTTAACATAGGTGCGAATGTTTTGGAGAAGAGGGTTGCGAATAATTCAAGAAAGATTACTTCACTTAAAAATATACTAAAGAGTCAAAAAATTGATATTGGAGAGAAGTTAAAAAATCTAGAAGTAGAAAAACAAGATAAAACTGAAACATCAGAAGAACTTGCATCAATAAATGCCACATTACAGAGTATTGGAAATATTTTATCGACTGACTATGAAGGACGAATTGAATCTGCGAAAGAAAGAAATAAAGAATTAAAAAATAAAAAACAAAATAGGTTACGTGCTGCTGCCGAAGGTAGTGTTGAAAGCGTTAAGAAGATTGGTAGGGGTTTAGGTAAGAAGATAATATCACCAGTTCAACAGTCAGGATCAGCTATTCTTAAGGCATTAAGCTTACTTGGACTTGGTGTTATAGGAAATACTATATTTGAGTCTTTAAAAACAGATTTTGGTCAAAAAAAATTAGGAGAATTTTTTGATTTTTTAAAAAATAATTGGAAATGGATTGTTGGCACTATTGTAGGTATAACTGGTGTATTAGCGTTAGGAACTTTAATTGGAGCAATTAAGGGAATTGGATTAGGTTTAATTGCTTTGAAAGCAGTTTTTCCTCTTATTGCTATTGGTGGGTTATTTGCTGCTGGATATTTCATACCAAAATTATTTCCAAGCACCACAAAATCAAAAACAGACAATAATGTTCAAAAATCTGTAGATGAAGTTGGGGTTCTTGAAACTGCAAAAAAATTAGTAGAAGAAAGAGAGAAAAAATTAAATAGTAGAAATTTCGCACAAAATTTTCTTTTTGATAGGGTTTTCTCTGAAAAAGCAGAATACAATAAACAATTAGAAAACTTAAAAATAAATAATCCAGAATTAACCACCGAAATAGATGCTTTAATTAAACGAAATAAAAATAAAAATAAAAATCCAAAAATAACTGAAATCACATTACCTATTGAAGAATTAACAGGTAGAAAAAAAGTTATTACTCCTGATTTACCATCAACAACTGATGTTCCATACGCTACTTCAATTAATATGTCAAATGATTATATGACAACAACTCCAGAAATACACGGGATAATATTATAGAATCATGGCATTACCATTACTTGCAGGAATAGGAAAAATAATATCTGGAATAGCAGTAGGAACTGCAAAAGGACTCACTGTTGCTGCGAAAGCAACCGCTAAAGGAGCAGCTGTAACTGCAAAGGCAACTGCCAAAGGAGCATCCGCAGCCGCCAAGGGAGCAGCAAGAGCAGCACGTTCTGTTGGAAAAACATCTGGAAAAATATTTCGATCTACCAAAAAAATGGTAAAGAGGGGGAAAAAAATAAAAAAAATTAAAAAATCCCTATCAAAGATTAATGAAAAGGAGAAAAAGTCAGCTAAAATGACATCAGAAAAAATTAGAAAAAAATTATTTGATCGAGAAAAACAATTAAAAAAAATAAATTCCAATAATAATAGACTTGAAAGAGAGGAATTAGAAAGAGAAAAGAAAAATAAATCAGTAAGAAAATTAAAATCAAATTTAGGATCCGTTGGATCAAAAAAATTATCACCTATAAAAAATGTTATTAGTGGTATCGGAGAAGCAATACCACTGCTAATTGCTGGAGTTGTAATTAATAGTATTGAAGGAATAATAAAAAGTATAAAAGAATTTTACGATAAAAACCTAAAACCAAAGATAGAATTTTTTCAAAAAAAATTAACTCAATTAAATAATTTTATATCAAATTTTGATAGTGATAGAGATAAAATTAATAAAGTTAGAAAAAAAATAGATAAAGAAACAAATGAATTAAAATCAGTTATTTCTGATAATAAAATTAAAGAAAATCTTGATGAATTAAGTAAAGTAACTGGTGGAGAAAAATATAAAAAATTAAATAAAGAAAACCAAGACAAAATTTTTAAAGAAAATATAATAAAAGTATCTAAGAATAGAGAACCTGATATTTCAGATATGAATATTCAAAAAAATGATTCATTTGATGAAAATTTTAAACCTATTTCATTTTCATCTAATGTAAATATAGATATGTCAAACATATATGATGAGGATCTTTTTGGTGAATCTTCAAGTGAAATTTTTATCATCAATCGACCTTACGTGGTTAAAGAATAATAGGAGAAATTAATGTCAGGAAGTGCATCAAGAGCATCAATATATGAAAAAATGACTATCAGTAATGATAGTAAGGAAGCGGACATTTCTGCTAAAACTGTATCATTTAATTATTTTGAAAGCGTATATTCACCAGAGATAACTGCTAATCTAATATTTTTGGATGCTTCAGGGTCAATTAAAGCTGATAAGAAAGAAGATGTTCAAGAAAGACTTGGATCTATCAAATCATCACTTCCAATTATTGGAGAAGAAAAATTTACATTTAAAGTAAAATCAAAATCTGGAACATTAGATTTTTCAAAAAAACCATTACTTGTTAATACGAGTCCTGTTGTATCTGAAGATGCAAGTAGACAAAGTGTTTTTCTATCACTTGTATCAAAACCTGCGATTGATAATGAACAAATAAAAAATCCAACAATTACATATAAAGGTAGAATAAGTGATACTGTTAAAAAAATTCTAAAAGAATTAAACATAACAGATATTGATGTTGATTCAACAAGAAATAATTATGATTTTATATCAAGATCAAAAGGTGGTTTAGATTTAGTTACAGATTTATGCCGAAGATCAATTCCAGTAAATGGTGATCCTGGATACTTTTTTTACGAAACTCAAGATGGACATAATTTTAAAGCAATTGACAATCTTATTTCAGAAGAACCTGTTGAAACTTACACATATACTGGAGGATTATTAGCAAACTTAGAAAATGATAAGAATGATTTTAAAATTATCAAACCTCCTATATTTTTAAAAGATCAAAATGTAAAAGAAAGAAAAAAATGGATTTCTTCTCGCAATATATTTTTTAATCCAGCAACTTTAAGGCATGAAGAAATATTTTATGCCTTAAAAGGTTCTGAAGACGCAGGTAAATCAGGAACACCTATCAAGAAAACATTAGGAAGGAAAGCTATAGAGTACATTATTCCCTCACTTAAATACAGTAAATCTAACTTCCATATTCTGGATATTGGTAGTTTAGATTATCAAAATCTTAATGCAAATAATGATCCGAGAGAATGGCAAGCATTATCTCCGATGAGATATAATCTTTTACATTCTCAGATGATGGAAATACAAGTTCCTTGTAATTTAAATATAAGGGCTGGAAATGTGATTAAGGTTGTGATTGAAAGACAAGGTGACGATAAAGAATTAGGTGGTTTTGATGAACATGTAAGTGGGAAATATTTAGTTCTTCATCTATGTCATCATTTTGATACTGAAAGGTCATTTACTTCGATGACACTTGCTCGTGACACTTACGGATTACATATAAAGAATTGAGGAGAATAAAAATGAGTTTAGATGAAAATAAAAATAAGCATACTTTTTTCGGAGATAATCCAAGATATTGGATAGGAAAGATAGTAGAGATTGATAAGAGTGGATCTCAAAGAACTCTAATGTCTGGTGGAAGTTGGGGATACCGATATCGAGTTCGTTTGTTGTCAGATTATTCAAATAAAGATACTGTAAAAGATGATGATGTTTTTGTAGCACAAGCTTTGGTACCTCTGACTGCAGGAACGGGTGGTGCTGCAAGATCCGAAACTATAAAATTATCACAAAATGACATGGTGTTAGGTATATTTTTAGGAGCAGATGACACAGCACCTGTCATTCTTCATGCTTTTGTTAGAAGTGAACTCGTAAAAAATGATAAATCTGATTCTAATTATGCAGTAGATACTGGATTTACCAAAAAAGTAAAATCTACAAATTTATTAAAAGATCAAGAAAAATCACAAACTTCTACTCCAGTGACTCCAATAGTAGAACCGAAAGCAAGCAAAGGAAATGGAAAAGGGAAAGGTTCTCCTATTGGACAATTAAAAAATTTAGCGGGTGGATTGGATAAAGAAAATGCTGTTGGTGCTTTTGGTAAGTTATCAGGAAACAAAAGAGGATCAGGAGTCAACTAAATATAAAACAGGAGGATATTTTAAAATATGACTAATTCTGGAGGATTTTCAACTTACTCAGAAGAATTCTTAGAAGAAGAAAGAAAATTTCAAGCACTAGAAAAAAGATTAATATCAGAAGCAACTATTCTGGAAGGGGCTGTTTATCATCATTTTAATGAAGATGGTAGTTTTGCAGGAATATCTCAGGGTGAACCATTACCAAGCACTGCAGCAGAAAGACTAATTGCTAGGAATGCTCTTAGAAAAGACGAACAAGGTAACATCTATCAAGATGTTGATGGTGGTGCTACTGAGGGTGGAGAAACAACTTTATTCATGGGTGCTACTGTTGAAGAAGGTGATGATGGACCGACAGAAAAACCTCTTTCACTATCTTCGAGGCAACTAGAAGCATTTTCCACATTAATTGAAACAAATCCATCTCAATCCATATGGCAAAGTCATATAAAAGATGTTAAATTTAATTATTCTGATCAATTAGGAGATGTATCCGCATCTTTTGTGGAAAATATGGGTTTAGATGAGTATGACAACTATGTTGTACAATCTAATTATTTTGAAAAATCTGCTGGAGCAAAAGTTGATCCTTTATCCATAACTACAGGAACGACTGTTTTAACAGCGTCTAAAGAGGTGAAGAGTTTTGCTGTTACAACTGAAGCGAGTTTAACTAACTTTTTAAATGCTGCGACTAAATTGGATGATGCTCTCTTTGATTTACCTGGTCAAATTAAAAGCACAGCAGCTTTAATAGCAAATGGAGCACAGACTTTTGTTGGTCAAATGTCAAATGCTATATCTGAAGCATTAATTGGAGGTATTCAAGGTGGATTA